TTGATGTTCCCATATTGTCGGCATCAATAAACACTCCACTTTGTGTTTAGATAATCCTGAATCGATGTTTGATTAGTCGTATCTAATGCCACGTTATAAATCATCAGTTCAGCAATGTCGCCATTCCAAAACTCAGTAGCTGCTTGCAGGCCACGCCCAATGTAGTAGACAAAGCCCTGATCAGTTATCACCGTAATTGTTTTAGGATCACCAACGGCAGCAGTACCATTGACCCAAATCCTAGATCTATTTGTACCGGCAGTGTTTGTAAATGTTGCAAAAGCGGATGCCCAGTTTGCCCCCATTGATTGCGAAGGATTGCCATCTGTTGGGCCAGTAAAACTAGAGACCAACAATTTGTTAGATGTATTATTTTGCTTTAGCAAACCGTGTATTTGGCCAGCAGTTGCACTAGTTGAATTTAGGAAACCAGTTGTGCAAGCTGCTCGCCAAGACGCATCCGATGTGTTCATCCGTACGACAGCAACAATCGTGCAGTCGGTATTTTTTGCCAATAATGTGCCAAGCATTTTTGAAGTTGTTGAGTTAAACCGGCAGACATTTTTGCTATTTTTTATTGCTAATTTCAATGCAGGTTTTTGCGTGCCATCAGTTTGCAGCGCGTGCGCAGCATTCCCGCTCTTATCAGACCATTTACCTACTGGATCGCCATCTGCTGTCGCTGCGGTAGTACCTGCCGAATCAGTAAACAAAGTGCTTGCATCGCTGGCATCAAGCCAAAGTTGCAAGCCGCCTATACTGGCCGGGGAAAATGCTGTTGTTGGTGCTGAAGCGCCAACTCCTAACAAAGGCAAACTCATATAATATCCGCCATAACAATTCCTCCACTTAAATGCCAATTATACGCTGACTTCCAAATAACACAAATGACCGGCCACGTTTACCGCGCCGCCTAAGCTTAGGTTCAGGGCTTCGCCTGACTCCGTTTGAAATAGGCCATACGCTCCGCCCGGAGCCATGATTCCGATTGACGCCGACGCGCCACCTGAAGCCGCAAGGCTCATCGGTCCAGATAACGCCGTCGATGCCGATTGCCATGTTGCCGTAACGGAACCCGCCGCAACGATCACATAGGAAACGACTCGAATGCGTTTACCGGTAACAGCCGCAACAATTGTGTTACCGCCGCTGGCGCTTGCGTTGATAGCTGCAAATTTCATAGTTCATTCCTTATTAGCACGGGTTGTATTTGGAAATTGTTGCATCGTCTCAATGTGCGTTTTGATTGTCATGCCAGCGTCAAAACTCCGTTAGAAAGATCAAAGTCGATAGTAAAGGTTTCGGTATCGGCTAGCGTGATCGATGATCCATAATCGTAATATCCAATCACGGAATTGCTTGCCGTCGAGTTGTAAAGAACCACATAGCGAAATGGTCCAATCGTGCCACCCGACGCGACAAACAATGAATCAGCCAGTACCAGCTTGTACGTGCCGGTTGTTTGCGACGAACTTGTCACGGTCAACGTGTTGCCGCCAGCCGTATAACCGTTTGCGGCTACTGGTGCAGGGTATACGGTTGTATTCCATACCGTATCTGTTGCGGCTGGCGCTGTATTTGTTAGCGCAACTTTAAGCGTATCGCTTTGCAAATTGTGAACCTTTTCGGCAAGGTTCTCAACAAAACAATAATACTTATTAAATGTTGCCAAGGTCAAACATCTCCCAATCTAATTACATTATACCGTAATGGCAGTCCCGAAAGTGCCGCCAGTTGTGGCATTAGATCACGTAATGTTTGGCTCAATCCCAATCGAGCGTAAACAACTTCAAGGTATGCGCCGTAAAAGGCTCTTTTGCGCAACCCTACGCGGATCTTGCCTTCCCGCATAATATCCTCGATTGACTTTTTTGTCATTGCAATATTGTTTTGCAGGTTGCCCGTATCCTTGCGCGGGTATTCACCTGGCATTGATCGTTGCACAACCTGCACAGTTTTTGTCGAGCCATCACGACGCAATCGATTTACGCGGATTGCGCCGACTGGCTTACTTAATCGGCGTTTGTGTTCCTCGATAAAAAATGCGGCCGCGCGCAACAGATTTTGGGCCTGCAAGCGTGTTAATCCGCGTGTGGGACCGCCAGCACTACGTGCTAAAGCTTGCGCCACGCCTACGCTAATTGAGGCCATTAAACGGCAACCTCGCCATAGGTAAAATGACCGCCAGCAACGTGAGAACCATGTAAATACAAAATAAGATCCTCACCAACTCCCGTTTGCAATACCGGCATCCCCCCGGCTGGCCAATTGTCGCCTAAGTGAATTGCCGCGCTGCTACTGGCTGACATATGCAATTGTCCGCTTAATGCGGTAGTGCCCGATTTCCAAATAAAGTAATTGTTAGCCGCCGAAAACAGAATGTAGGCATAAACACGAAAACGCTTGCCGGGAATGCCCGACAAGATCACATTGTTGCCGCTTGTTGACACGTCAATAATTGCTGTTTTCATGGACGCATCCTAGATATGCGCTGATACGGTCCAGCAAGGGATTGTTGCGCTTGTTGTAGTTTTGTTATTTGATCGGTGAGCATCGACAAATATGACGCCCACGATACCGACTGGCCATTCACGCTATAATCCGGTTTTGGATTGAGCGTGATATCCTTGATTGTCGCGGCGATTTGATTGATCGCCGTGTTCAAATCGTCAACGGCCGCCATTAGCGCGCTCCACTTTTGGATTCCTGCATCGGTGAAGATCATAATAATCGCGGTACTTTTGAGCCGCGTCGTTCTCGTCTCTCGCCTCGACGTGCAATGTCGGACAAAGCGGGTAACTTACTTTGAACACGCCAAAAGCCTGCGCTGTGGCAGGCTTTTGCGTGATGCCACTTAATTTTGACATCAGGTCACTCCATTTTTGTTACAAGAATCAGTTGGTGTTACGCACAATGTGCCATGGGCTCCACACGCTAGGTATACCGCGTTCGTTGGCGAAGTAGCTGGCGACAATGCCCTTGTCGAGCATTTCATACTGGTTAGGTGCGCTTTGAGCAACCGATAGCGGGTAGTTCTGCATGTAGCGGAACGACTTGCCAGATTGGAGCATCCACCAATATTCGTCGGCGTTAGCCTGGCTAAGAGCCAAACCGCCATCAACTGCGGCCGCAGTACAAACCTGTTCAAGCAATGGGCTGGAAAGGATCTGGAATTGGCCGGAGTAAGGGTTGCTACCGGTAACACTAATGTTAAGCGGGTTGCTGGTTGTTTGTGCAGGAGAAGCGCCAGCGCCCGTTCGGCGTTCCGTGCTGGTAGCGGCGATGATCAAATTTGCGGTTGCGATTTTGGCTGGATTCACCAGAATCGTATCCGGAGTGATCAGGATACGCTTGCCAGTGCCCGGATCTTGCATACGCGCAAATCTTAGCATATCGGCCTGAAGAGCGGTCCAGTCCGTAAGTGGATTGGAAAGATCGTTCAGGTAGCCAACAGCGTTGAGCGTGGTTGAGTAGGTGTTGTAAGCCGTACCAGAATAATTGAAGCTATTCTGAGCGCCGGTAACAAGTCCGAGGATCTCCAGTTCACGACGATAACCGAGTTCTTCGCCCACGCTAGCCGCGACATTGAGAATATCGCCGGTAAGGTCGAAAAACACAGTTTCCTTATACACGTCAACGGCCAACGCGTTTTCGCGGGTTTCTGGAGTCGTCACATAACGCTCGTTGAATTGAGCGCGCGTGTGAGATTCACCTGGCAAACGCTTTTTGGCCTTGTCGCCAATGCGGTTTACGCCAATAACTTTTTGACCGTTCAATTTTGTTGGTTCGGCTGGACAAATTGTGTCGCCGATGAAAACTGGATTCTTGAAGGCTTCGAGGATTTTAACCTCGACCAATCCGCCAACAACGCTGGTAAACGTGTTGATATTCAGAAATGCGGTAGGATCCACGCCGATACCAGATTCGATCAGTGACCGGCTATCGGTTCCAGCTTCAACCAGCGATCGAGCCGTGGTGTAGCGTCCCATTTCCCGGCTATCCGGGTTGAACAAGGTGCGCCACGTTGGGCCAACGATAGCCTCAGCCAATTCGGCAAGGCTGAAGTTTTCGGCGCGCAAATGGCGATCCTTGAGAACGCGATTGCCAGCCATGTCCCGATGATCTGAACCGTTGGCATCGCACAAGCCAAGGCCTTGACGCATTTCTGTTAGGAAACGCCAGCGGCCGTTACTTTGCTTAACTCGCGACTCGAACAAGTCGCGCATCTTGATAACATTAATCATTTCAAATTCCCCCTTGTGATTTTGTTGTTACGATCCGATTGTCGCATACCATGCCGCGCCGTCGCAGAAAAAGATACCGGTTTTTGTGGCGGCAACTGATCCGATGGTCGTTCCACCAGCGTTTTTCACCGTGAAAGCATGGGTAGCGGCCGCAGTGTTCACAATGTAAAACACAAGGCCTTTAGATGACGCCACGGCTGGCAAGTTCACGTCACGGCCAGCCGTTGGAGTGCCGACTTGGATCGTCGCAGATCCAACGGTAAGCGTAGTGGCGGCACCAGCGGCCAAAGTACCAGGGCCAACAATTTGAGCTTCGCCCAAAGCGCGGACGTTTGGATTGGCAAAAGCAATTTGATTTTTGCCTAGCAACCGAACGCGTACCGTAGTTGTTGCGCTGGAATATTTCTGAACAACATAACCGATTGCAAGGTTAGGTTGCGAAACAGCAACAACCGCTTGATCACTAATAGCGCCAGCGGCTGCCGCACCTGAAGATACCACGCCTACCAGATCGCCAACTTCAAAAGTTGCGCTAGCACAATCGGCTTCGTAAATTACGTCGGTTGCAATCACGATACCGGTAATTGGAAAGTCCGGATAACCGGTTGTCGTTTGGGCTGAAATACGACCTTGTTGCGATGCGCCGACAAATGATGCGGCGATCGTGGCCTGATCGATCAGCGCAGTACCAGAACCGGTAGCGGCCGACAATGGAACAGCCGCAGTACCATTCCAATACAACAGATCGCCAATGCTAATCTGCGTGGATGCTGGCACGTTAAGAACGGTTGTGACAACCGGTCCGGGGAGAACAAACTTAGATCCGCCAAAAGTCGATCCCATTTCAAAACTCCTTAAATAATTATGTTAGGAACGCAACCATGCGAACATATCTGATCCAGCGGGAATCTTTGATTCCGCGATTGGAGCAATGTAGCCGGATGATTTTGGCTTGCTTGACTTTTGAGCCAATGCAATCCTACGGACTTGTCGTTGAGCCGCTTCTTTTGGCAACAATGCCAAATCAGAAACAAGCGATTCTGTTAGCGTGATGCCAGCTTCGTGAACAAGCTTTGCGACATATGCCCGGCTTTCCATGGACTTTTTGTCGCTCTTCTCGTCCTTCTTTTTGGCGTCCGCTCCATAGCCATCGCCTTCCATGGCCTTTTTTTCGTCATCTTCTGAAGGTTCTTCTGATGGAACTTCTTCCTGTTCGTCAATTTCGGAGTCGTCAGATTGGCCGTACATGGCGTCAACAAGTTCTACCAGGGCCTTCACCTTGCTGGAAGTGTCGCCTTCGCCATTGATGATTTCAGCGGCTTTCGCGCCGAACTCAGCGTTGTCGGCTTCCATGGTTTTCTTTGGCTCTGGTGCCATCATATCGGCTTCCATCTTCTTCTCAGGTTCCATTGCGGGCTCCTTTTTGATGCTTTCGCTTAGTGATTTTGTTGTTGCCGGATCGGCCACAACATCAACATGACGGACTTCCACAATCTTTGAAACTACAAAAATACCGTCTTTTTCGTCGCCTTCGCCCTGAGCGTTATGTGATAGGCCGAAAGCGTCTGGCATGCGTTCGGCGGCTTCGCAGATTCGAGCGGCCATCGGATGAGTTGTCAAGAATTCAAGATCGCCGTAAAGGCCTTCGCCTTCGACAAAATGAATATTGATTAGCTTGCCAAATCGATCGGTAGCACTGCGGGAATCGTCGGCGTGCGCTGGATGATCGATATTAACCTTGACGCCTTCATACATTTTTTGCGCGGCCTTAACGGCGGATGGCAAGTACTGTCGGCCGTTATCGCTGATGAGTCCTAAAACCTTGACTCCACGGATGATACCGTTCTCACGATCGACAACCATGCGGTTAGACGATCCGGAACTTTCAACAATGGTAACGAAAAACTTTGTGGCCATGTTTATAAGATACAACCTCGATTTCGTTATTGTCAACAGGATACTACTTCTTTCGCTTTTTGATTGGTTTCTTTTTGATAGTTTTGCCCGGTTTCTTTTTTGTTATTTTCTTTGGTTGCGGTTTTGGTTTTGGTTTCTGAACGAACTTTTGCGCCATCCGGATTTTTGGTGCCCTCCACATTTTGGCTTTAGGTTCCGGCAATGTCGGGGTTGCTGGCGGAGGTGTTTTCGCTGGCGGCGCTGGTATGCGATGATCGGCACGCGGATACGATGTTGGCTGGACCGATACCGGAGGCATGCCAGGAGGGGCCATTGGCGGCATTGGCCCGATGACGATTGCGTCTGGCGGCGGTTGTTCTGGCGGTATGTAGCCAAATGTGGCGACCTGTTGCGCCAGATTGGCCCTCTCGGCCACGATATCATCAACAGCGGCTATCCGCGCTTGTCGGCGTCTCGAGGTCTCATTGGCGATCGTATCGTGATTGAGCAATTGACCGGTACGCGGATCAATAACCGACGCCCATTTCAGTTGTTCGCCCGGTTCGAGACGATCTTGAGCAGCACGCAATCGGCGCGCGCCAACAGCCCAACGTCTCTCGCTAGGCGGCGCTTGAGCGAACCATTCCTCGTATGTCGCCGGATCCGGGATAATGTCGCCTTGCCGATCCGTGAATAATGCACGCAACGCCGGATCATTTTCAATGTGTTCGGCTGGCTGAAATACCGGCGACAGATTGCATCGACAATTATGCGCTACCGTGCCATCTTCCTCGATTGGCGGACGTGGCATTCTAAGCATTGATTCTTGACCGGGACGCGGGTTTCGGTAATAGATTGTGCCATTTCGAGCGGCATGATGCGGACGGACTCGCCAATCCATTGTCGCGTTAATTTGGTAGCCGATTATGATATCGCCTAGGTTTTCGTAGATCTCAAGATTGGCTTCGGTTGAACATCGGGTTGATTCTGTTCTTGCTACGCGTCGGGCGGTTGTACGCACGTTCTGCACGGTTGGGGCCATGCGTCGAGCCAATTGACCTGGCGTCTCACCTCTCAGCATTCCCATAGTCACGTCTTGCGCCACCGATTCCGGCGACGCCAGCGACGTTTGTTGCGCCATTCGTTGTTGCCATGTCGTTTGCCCTGATGGCGAATACACGATCCGGTCAACAGTTTCCTCATCGTCATCGGGCAATAATTGCGCCTCAATTCGCCGACGTTCCGCCGGGGTTGCTCGACGGCCTTCGGCAATTCGTGTACGTGCGACGGCGTTGTTTTTTTCGCTGGCCATTGCCAACGATAGGTATTCGATCGGCACCTTATCGGCCAGCGTTGCGGCGGTTCGTAATCGTGACCGTTGAACGGCATCACGTAACGCATCGGCCACGCCAGCCATAGCGACGGCTTGAATCTCACGAAGTAATAATGTTATTTGTCGTTGCATGTCGGATGACAACGACGACGATATGATGGCAAGGATTTTGCGCCAGATTTTTTCGGTCTGGCGATCGATTTTGTCGGCCTGACGATCAATGCGAATAACGGTATCCACGGCATGGATACCAGTCTTCGCGGCCATCACGCTTGATAAATGATTCATTCTGTTATTTCGCCACGCCGTTTCATGTCAAGAGCGATTGCGATTGCTTGATCTTGCGGATAACCTTCTCCGCGCAGTTTCGATATTTTGTCATCGACTTCCGATTCACCAGAAACTTGCATAGCCTCTTCTTCTTGCGCTGGCTCTTGCGCTGGTTGCGATCCATCGCCAGGCATTGGCAATGGCGCGCCGCCGCCCATTTGTTCGGCGTATTCCTGATTGTTTGTTATTTCGGTATCCCAATCGAGACCGAGTTCTTGAGCGACTGTTTGTCGGCTCTTAACGCCCATGGCAACGTATGCCTGATTGGCTTGAGCTACTCCGGCCTTGTCTTGAACCTCAAGCTCTGGCGGGGTTGCTGAAATATCCACAAAATCAAGAATGTTGATTGGCAACAATCCAGCATCGGCGGCGTTTTGAATTGCGGCCTTGATGACTTTTAGAAATGGTCGTTTGTATAGTTCTTGCAATCGTTTGCAATGGCGCAAGAAGGGCGATTCGGCGGTCATGCTTGAGGCATAGTTGTTGTTGCTGGCGTCGCTTGACACAAGCCATTCTGGCGCGTTGTGGCGGTTGCCAGCCGATCGTAGCAACGCCTGCATGATCTCAAGATGACCTTGCGAAGCAGCGGCTCCCGGCGGCGGCACGTAGTTCATTCCTTTCGGGATATCTAAAAATGTGCCGCTTTTAATTTGTTGGAAGTCCGTTGCTCTTTGTGTTACCGGGCTGTATTGGGCATAGTCTGTTTGAGCGCCAACGAACGAATCAACTTGAGAAAACGACGACGCGTCGTGCTGGCGAACACCGGCGATTGCGGCTTGAACGGCGGCTCCATCGCCCAGATTGGCGCGTAGCTTGCCAGCGGCGGCAAATGAATCAAGCGTGTCGTAAGAAAAGTCTGATAAGCCTCTTTTGATATTGCGCTTGACATTGACCTTGACGTGAATAATTTCGTCGGCCGGAACCTCTTCAGTCGCCATCGGGTTATCGCCCTTTTCCCCCATTGGCGCAATGTATGAGATTGCATAAGCCAAGATGTTACAAACGTCATCTAATTCTGTTTTGATGCCGTAACTAAAGTCTGCAATTTGTTGGCCTACTGGCATGAATACTTGTTCCGGCTCGATGACTCTGACCATCATCTTTCCGTTTTCTTGCGGAAATAATCGTAGGAAAAACTCTCCGTCTTCCCGCGATCGCCAAAACAATTCTTGCTCCATTTCTGTCCATGCGTTCTGGTCAATAAAGTTATCGATACAATCTTGAACCTTGACTAAAATCTCGTCTGGTACTTCACGATTGGGCTTGCCAACCACGTCATATTTGTAGCCTGATCCGATAACATAACTGCACAACCCGTTTAGCAATCCTTGAGCGTTTGGATTCATTGTGCTAAGTAATCGAGCTTGAGCGCGGATCAAGCCTAGTTGCTGTTCCGAATACCAGAACGGGAAGTTTCCGCCGTAACGACGATCGGTAGGTTGCGTAATCGGGTATGCTAGGGCGAATCCGTCTTTATATCTGGACAATAGGTCAGAATACGCCGTAAGCCAGTAATCGGTATCGGCGTTTGATTCTGTTAGTCTCACGGCTTTTTTGAGCCGATTGATTTTGATTTGTTCTTCAAGTTCGATTCTTTGTTGCGATAACGATGGCGTGGAATCGGCTGGTTTTATGCCGAAAAGCTTTTGAAACCATGTTGGCTGGCTCATGTCACTAACCTCGTCACCATTTTGCCTTGACGGCCATTGTGTAATTCTATCATACAACGTAATGCCATTTCGAGCGCATCCGGACCGTCATCGTGTGAAGCGGTTGGAAAATCTCGCATCTGTTCAACAATGATTTTGTTATGTGGCGTGTCCCGAAAACGAAATAGACGTTGTGACAAGTATGGTCCTAGTCGCCTGATTCTGACCAGCTTATTGACCACGTTAACGATTGGCCTGCAAGGTATGCCCATGCCTCGACCTCGAGCGCGTTCCATGAGTTGAACGGCGATAAGTTCTTGAAACTGGTTGGCCTCGATCACGACTAGGTCAGCGTTGAACTCACGTTGTCTTTCAAGAATCATATCGACTAGCACTTCGGTATTGACTCGCACCATATCGGAATCGACATAAAGCGCGCCATCCATGGTGCGGCCTAACATAACGATCGAGCTAAAGTCGCCTTGCTTCGCTTCCCGGCCTTTCGATGGATCGACCGCAATAACCTTGCATTGCAATTGTGGCCACGATCCGTTCCAC